TGGCTGGATATATGTTTTGCTGAAGGGGAATACTACACCGCGGTAAGAGATCTTGAAATTTCTTTCTTATCAAGAAATTTAAAATCTTTGTAGATGCTGTTTATAGGCTTGCCACAAAAAGATATTAAGAAAGACCAATTTAGGGTTGTCCAAAACAAAAAAAATCAACCACGCGCGTTTAACGATGTTTTAAATTTTTCTTTACATAAATATTTAGATTGTTATGTTATAAGCGAAGTAAAAAATTTAGGTGAAACATGCTAGAAATATTAAGATTTAAAGAGTGTTTGAAAAATTCTTTACAAGGTTTTTTAGACGTAAAAATTGAAACAAAATACGGGATTTTTGTCATAAAAGACATTTCAGTTTTCAAAAAAGAAGACAGCAGTTGGATTTCTTTTCCATCTCAACCCTACGAAAAAGACGGAGTAAAAAAATATAAGCAATACAATTGCTTTGAATCTCCTGAATCCATGCAAAAATTCCAAAATGATTTGTTCAAAAAATTAGAGAAATTTAAGGGTCAAACAAAAGAAAACAAAACAATACCTATTTCTTTTAATGAGGAACTGCCATTTTGAAGAGAATAGCTTATATGATCTTGCCAATAAGGACAGTTAGCGAAGCTAATTCAAGAGAACATTGGCATGCAAAAGCAAGAAGGCATACAGATCAAAAAATAATCGTCAAGCAATCTTTCAATGGAAAAGCACATAAAATTCCTCTTCCTATTACGATTAAGATGACTAGGGTAGGAAAGGGAAAAATGGATTTTGACAACTTACTTCCCTCTCTAAAATATATTAGAGACGCAATTGCTGATCAGTTAATACCTGGAAAAGCGGCAGGAAGAGCAGACGATGATCCTAGATTAACATGGGAATATGACCAAAAAATAAGAAATACTTACGAAGTAATCATTGAATTTTTTAAAAACGAGGAAATATGAACGAATCTTTAAAATGTTTTTGCAATTCTTGTCAAGAAAAAAAACAAGAGGTAAATCATCCAGATCATTATCAAGGCGCGGTAACTGAAGTGATTGATGTGATTGAAGATTTTGATCTCAATTTCAATTTAGGAAATGCTGTAAAATACATTCTTAGGTCAGGAAAAAAAGAAACTTTTTTGACAGACTTAAAAAAAGCAATTTGGTATTTAGAAAGAGAAATTGAACGAGTTTGTGATTAATAAAATCATTTTCTTGCTTTAATCATTTCCATCATGACGGTGTAAAGATTGTCAATTCTTTGGCCCATAGCGTCGATTCTATGACCCATAGCATCGATTCTATGACCCATAGCATCGATTCTATGACCCATATCATCAATCCTTGCATGAGCTCCTTTTACGTCTATTCTAAGATCTAATATGTCGGCATGTAATTTTTTGTGAGACCAAAAAATCATACCCCCTAATGTGATGAGAATGGTAAATAAACTAGCTATTTCGCCAGAATGTTGGATAAAATATTCTATCATTTTTTTTCCTTCAAAAGATCGATAAACATTTCGTATAACCTATCTGTTCTAGCTGTTTGAGTTTTCATGTCTTCTTTTACGTCTCTGTGGATGTAATATCCAGTAGCCACAACGGTGGCTATTATTGATAACGTGTGTAGAATTTCTGGAGTCATTTTTTTTCTCTTATTTTTTCTTCTAATAAATACAGCTTTTCATGAAAACTTTTTGATTCTTCATATATAGCTCTTACCAACTCTCTCGTTGATTCAAGTTTTGTATCCATATGTCGAATATCTGCACGAGATTCCGACCTGTTCCAAAGAAACAACGGAATAATCAAAGCAGCGTTTCCAAGAATTAAAGCTAATATTTGACTGTCTTCTATCATTTTTTTTCCTTACAAAGATGCATTTCTAAGATTTCCAATCTTGCCCTTAACTCATTGTTCTGCTTAGTCAATTCGCTAAGCTTGGCATACATTCCACGACGTACTTTGTCAGTTGAGGTTTTCATTTCCGAAACAGATTTTCTCAATGCCTCTATTTCGCACTGTTCGGATGATTTGAAAAAATCTAATTGAATTGGAATCATGTTTATATTATACCATACAGATTAATTTATGTTAATAAAAGAAATTATTTTAATTTACACACAATAAAATTATGATTTGAAAAAAATCAAGCGTTGTGCTACAATACTTTTTGCCCTAAAAGCACATACCCGGGAGGTATCTCATGTCTAATGTCATTGGTCAAGGTGTTTCTATAGCATTTAAATTTTGCTCAACGGCACTTGCACATCCAACATTTTTAGGAAGAGCTATTTCATGGGGTGTTTTTTATGGGGTTCTTTACAATCTGGCCAAATTGGTTTCAAAAGTTGCTTCCAATGTTTTTAAAAACATCGTGTTGCCTGGTTTTGAAAAAATAAAAATTGGCGCTCCAAAAAGCCCTATATTGATTAGCAAAAAAGAAAGCGAACCCAATATAAAAACTGAAATTGACTCGCCATCAGGTGATGACCCAAAGTAGTTGAGGACTCTTCATTAGAAGAAAAACAAGAGGCATTACCACCGATAGAAATCGAGCCTGCCCCTGTTTTGGTTAAAAAAAAAGAAGAAGAACCGGAAGAGCCCTGGGATTTTATCGTAGAGGATTAATGAGCGGTGAATGTGACATTTGCGGCCAACACTGTTTAGACTGTGAATGTCACAATTTTTCAAAAGGAAAAATGGAAATGAAAATAAAAAATAAAAAAAGGATTGTCAGAGATTTGACGTATACTTTTGAGGATCGTAATGAATTGCATGCAACATACAAGCAACGCATGAAAGAAATCATATTAATTTCAATGTCTTATGTTTTAGGAAAAATTGAAGAACATGCACTTGCACACGATAGCGAACTTTCTGAAACTGAAATTTATCAATTTATACATGAATTTGTAGAAAATAATTTTGAAATGGCAAAAGAATGATAGAAATAAGTGACAGACATCTTTTTCGTCTCACCCAATGGATTTTAGTTGATTTTATGATGTGGGTGAAAGATTTAGAACGAGAGTTTACATTTGCAGATTTGAGAAGTTTTTGTGTTCATTGGTTAATGCAACATGTAAAGAATTTCGACGCCTCTAAAATAGCTTGTGAGGGCGTTGATAATTTTAAAACACCTGATTGCCCCTAAAACCACGTGTGGGCATGATCTAAAATAACATAATGATATATTATCAGACGTTACACATAGGGAAAGTGATGATGCACATTTGTGACATGTGTGGATTGGAAATCGTGAATGGGAAATGCAGTTGTGGAACTTGGCAATCACCAGAAGAAATGAAAGATTGTCCCATGAGAAAAGCAATCGAAGAATTTCATGAGATGAAAAGATTTACTTTGACGGGAGATGCTCCACATCTTGGTTGTGCAGTAGTTTTTTTTAGGGGAGACTATAACGATTGTAAAAAATTAGAGAAATTTATCTATTCAATGAAAGGTCGCCCATATTATCAAGAAGGAAAGTGATAATGGACAAATTTGCCAAGTATTATGCGGACGAAGAAAAAATGCAGCCATGTAAACGAGAGATACGAATTAGTTAACAAGCCGATTAGGGTGATTTTATGACAGATAAATTTGCTGAATACTATGGAAAAGAATACAGGATGCGAGAACTTTCCGAATATGTCCATCTCAATTTCAAACTCATTCACACGAAAATGATTTCAGAATTGAGGAGAAAACTTGACGTCACTCCTGACATGAATAATTCGGATGGATACGTGTCTTTGATGGTGTCTTTGTATGGTAGGATGTTCAATGAGCTAGTATATGGTTTATCTGGTATTAGTCAGAGTACGGGTGTTTCAGTTTCAGAAATAATCCCTCAGAGTACAATTAAGGTGTTCTTGGATTTATATGAGGGAAAAAACCCGTTAAATGGTCGACTTAGAACCGACGTTAAAGAAGATTTAGAGGAATTTAAGAAATATTATATAGAAAACATTGATCAGCTCAGAAATGTCAAAGAAGCTCTGCCAAAAGAAGGTTAGGTTGATAAATGGAGGACCAAGTTTTAAATGTAAATCCAAAAAATGAATAAAATTCACGCAAGTAATAATCGGAGAAATGAAGTTCTTGGACTCATCGATTTAATAAGCCAATTAGGGTGATTTTATGACAGATAAAAATGAAGAAATATACAAATACACACCACAAGAAAAGGAACATTGGTGGGGAGAAGGTGAATGGGTGAATGAACCAGATTTAGTCATTTTTGAGCATCTTGGGATTAAGTGTATGGTTAAAAGAATTGCTATACAAGAACCTTATTCCAAAGACTTTTCCATATTCGGAGGTTATCTAAATGGTTACGTAGCCATTCCATCTGATCATCCATATTATCAAAAGAAATATGAAGATATCGATATAGAATGTCACGGAGGTCTTACATTCGGTGAGCGCTCTGATTCTTATTGGATTGGATTCGATTGTGCTCATTCTTTAGATTATACTCCTTCAACTGAGCATATCAAGAAAACAGCTCCCTGGATGCAAGAATTTAGAGATAGAGAAGAGAAACTTAAGACAAAATTAAATCTTCATGGAAGTCCTATTTTTAAAAAAAATTATAGAAATATTCATTTTTGCATAGAAGAATGCAAGCGCATTGCTGAGCAGTTGATAGAACTAAAATCAAATTAGGGTGATTTTATGACAGATAGATATAAAGGGTTTTTGGTCACATTAGACAAAGAAATTAGAAGTGACGACTCAGAACAAATAATAACAGCTCTTAAAATGGTGAGAGGGGTTCATAGCGTCCAGCCATATGTGATGAATATGCAGGATCATATGAGTTATGTAAAAGCCGAAAAGGATGTTGGATTTAAAATTATAGAGTTTGTTAGGAAAGAATTGTTACATATAGAGGATTCTAAAAAGAAATAAGTTTTTAAGATAAAGGGATTTTATGAAAGAATTAAAACATGAGAAAGATACAAACTCTTACATGCAGATTTGTCTTCAGATAGAAGGAGGAAATAGGCTTTATTTGATGGTGCCGACTTATTGGGACGCGACTAAAGGTCAGTGGATGGGTACTGTGGTTACTCCTGGTACAAAAAAGATCATATACGCTCATGGAAAAGATTCGTTTGATCTGCAAAATAACTTCAATATTGCTTTACAAAAATCACTAGTTGAAATTCCGGATGAGACGTTTTCCATGTTCAAACCATTAGAATATTGGGAAAGTAGGTTAGGATGATTTTGTGATACAAGACATTAAATGCGAAAAGTGCGGCCATGAACTTGACCTTTGCCCAGCAGATTTTCCTTATAATCCAGATTATTGGATTTGCTCTCAATGTGATTTAACTTATATTTTTGAACCTGTGTAACTGTTACACAAAACATTTTTCATAGACAATTTAAATTTTTTTTGGTTATTTGAGTTAGGGCTACCTAACCAAAGGCTAAAAATGATTAACGTTTCCCCAGAAAAATATTCAGAAATACAATTTTCTTCAAGAATTCAACATTTTTACGAAATTCTAGTCTCACATAGAGACGCAAATGAATTTAAAAATGATTTGTTAGACAAGGAATTATCATCACTCATAAATGTTTTTGAAAGCGTTTTTGATGGTATCGTGTACGTAGAATAATTCAATATTAAATAAAATAATTGACTTACAACCCTTTGTGGGGTATAGATATTTTTTTATCAATTCAGATTGAACGGAAAAGGTAATAAAATGCAGGAAACGAAAAAAAAACACGCAGGAGGAGCACCCAAAAAAGAAATAAACTGGGAGCTTTTTGAGCAATTATGCGAACTTCAATGCACTCAAGCAGAAATGGCAAGTGTTCTAAAAATAAATGTAGATACACTGCATGACAGAGCACAAGAACAGTATAAAGAAAGTTATTCCGAGATATATAAAAAGTTTTCTTTACCTGGAAAATGCTCGCTTAGAAGAAATCAATTTAACTTAAGCAAAACCAATGCGACCCTTGCTATTTGGCTAGGTAAACAATGGCTTGGTCAAAAAGATAATGAAATTCTTTCTTCTATACCACCCTTGCAAAATGAGATTGACAAAGATCACCTGATCATGAAATTGAGTCATGAAATAGCTAAAATGAAAGAAGGGGCTAAAGAATGCCCTTAGCTAGCCCTAAACAAAATAAAAGCTATTGTGAAGCCACCCATCGTTTTAATATATGGGTAGGAGCTGTTAGCTCAGGAAAAACTTATTCAAGCATTGAAAGATTTATCGAAGACTTAAAGAATGGCCCTCCTGGCGATGCCATGATTATTGGGGTTAATCGCACTTCAATACAAAGAAATATTCTCACTCACCTATACAAAAGATTGGGTTTTCCATGTCCCACAGAAAAATCTCAAATGAGTCGATTATATGGGAGAGATGTATGGTTTGTTGGTGCACCGGATGTGAGTGCAGTAAGTACTATCCAGGGATCAACACTCGCTTTAGCATACGTAGACGAGGCGACAAACCTTCCGGAGCCATTCTGGAAAATGTTAGAGAGTCGATTAAGAGTACCTGGCGCAAAATTACTTGCTACCTGCAATCCTGAAGGCCCAGCACATTGGCTTAAGAAAGACTATATCGATAAACCTGGTCTTGATTTAGTCTATTGGAATTTCTGCCTAGAAGACAATCCTATTCTAGATGAAGCTTACAAGCAACAATTGAAAGCTTCTTATTCTGGAATGTGGTATAATCGTTACATTTTAGGCGAGTGGGCTCTTGCTCATGGAGCTATATACGACTGTTATGACAAACATAACGAATATGAAAATCCCTTTCCTGCCCCTTCTTATTATGTCGTGGGGATTGATTATGGTACTACAAATGCGACTGCCGCGGTCCTTTGTGCAATTACACCAAATAAATGGCCTCAGATACGAGTTGAAGCGGAATATTACTATGATTCGGCTAAGAAAGGTCGCTCTAAAACAGATGCAGAGTTGGTTAAAGACATCAAAGATTTTATTGGTTATAAAAACATATCTTCAATTTATGTCGATCCTGCCGCCGCATCCTTTAAAATCGCGTTGCGACAAGCCGATTTACCCGTCCTTGATGCAAATAATGACGTCTTACTTGGAATTAAGATTTGCTCAAAATTCATTGGTGGAAAAAATATAGTCATCCAAAAAGGCTGCACAACCTTAAGAGAGCAATTGCAATCTTATGCATGGGATAGCAAGGCAGCAGATAGAGGAGAAGATAAACCAGTGAAGAAAGATGACCATTGCGTGGATGCTTTAAGATATGCGGTGTGCTCAGCATTTCCAACAGGTGAATTTTACAATCAAGATATTTCAAATTACGATAAATACCGTAGAGACACTCTTGGTTATGAAGATGGATATGGATTTATGAATCCTACTGGGGGGTATTTTTAAGATTTATTCCTTAACTCTTTGATTCACTTCCTTTCCGTATACATTTCCTTCTATTCTAGAAGTACGTGTATTCATGTCTCTCAATTCTTTGTTCATTTCTCTTAGATCTCTATCTAATGTATCTATATGAGTTTTTAACTCTATTTTCATGTCTCTTGTGAAATACCACATAATCAAAGCCATTGAGATTATGGTTTGAAGATTAAATTCTTTAAGAAAATCCGTTAATTCTTTCATTTTTCTCCTTCATTTTTAGCTAACTCAGTAGGCATGATATTTCGCATAATCAAAACAGTTTTAACAATCGTTAAGTCTTTTTCTATAGCATTGATTTTTTCATTCATATTCCAAAAACACAGTGCAAAAGATCCTAAGATAACAATTGTGTCAGCGTGTTTCTTAAACCATTCCACAAAAAACCTATTTTTTCTCTCTATTGTACCACACTCGGATCGATCAAATCAATGCAGTTAGACATTCTTAAATAAGAAAAGAAAAATGTTAAAATTTTAATTTGATAAAAAATTCCGTAAGTGATATATACAAAATATTTTACACGGAATTTTGATGCCATCCTACGAATCTGGTCAATATTCTCTTGGTTACATAGACCCCTCAGATGTTCAGTCAAAAGACTTGAAGCAAATGATGGATTGGTTTTACCAGTCAAATTATACATCAAATTCAACTCTATGGCTTCAAGGATCTATTGACAAACGATTTAAAGTCGGCGACCAAAATCTATACAACCAATTCTATGGGCAAAACTCCCAGAATGTTCAAAAATTTTTTTTCAATTTAATTCGACGTCATATCAATATGATATGCGGATTTCAACGTAAAAACAGAAAGTCTACTATCACAATGCCTGTAACAGAGGGTGAAGACACTGTTGCAGATGATTATAACAAAGTTTTACGCTGGTGCGATGATAGAGATGGTTTTCAAGAATATCTTTCACAATCATTTGAAGGGGCATGCGACACAGGTGAAACATTATTGCATTTGTACCCTGACTACACTTTTGATCCTATTTCAGGTGATCTTTTTACTGATTGCGTGGCTTATAACAATTATCTAATCGATCAATACACAAGAAAACAAGATCTTTCTGATTGCAATGGCATTTGGAGAAGACGTTGGACATCAAAACAGATGGCTAAAACTCTTTTGCCTGGATATGCAAAAGAAATAGATAAAATGAAGCCTGGTGGAATGAAAGACGGAAGGTTTTCGTTGCAAGCGGAACTTCAAAACGTTGCGATTAGCAACTTATTCACTTACGACGAATTCTATTACAGAACCACAAGACCGGGAAAAATCATTCTAGACCCTATTTCTGGTGAAGCGGTTGAGTGGCAAGATGACGAAGAAGACGACGTTGACATGATGGAAAAAGTCTTGTCACAGCAACCTTGGCTTAAAGTTAAAGAAGTAGAGATTCCAACAGTAAAATTAATTATTGCTCTTTCTGGAAAAATTGTTTATCATGGAAAAAATTTACTTGGAATTGATGATTATCCTTTTGTGCCCACACAATGCTATATAGAACAGGATATTCAATCATATGCTTGGAGAAAGCAAGGTATTATAAGGAATCTTAGGGATAGCCAATTTCTCTATAACATGCGTAAGGTAATAGAACTTCAGCTATTACAATCTTCTCTCAATGCCGGATGGATATACCCTGTTGATGTGGTGCCAGACCCCAAGTGTTTTAGACAAACAAGCGGCGGAGATGGTTTCTTAATACCGTTAAAATCAGGGCATTTACCCAATGAAATTCAACGCATTGATCCTGTGTCTATTCCTCAATCTCTACTTGAGCTTTCAAATAGCTTGGCAGAAGATATTACTAAAATTTCAGGTGTGAATGAAGAACTTTTGGGATCAGCGACTGATGATAAGAGTGGAATACTTTCAATGCTTCGACAGGGTGCTGGCCTCACTACCTTGCAGACCATATTCGACAAATTGGACTATTCCCAACGCCTGTATGGAAAAATTAGATTACAAGCCATACGAAAGAACTTTAGTAAAGGCAAGATACGAAACATACTTGGCCATGAAGCAGATGAAAAATTCTTCACTTCCCACACCCAGAAATACGGAGTGGCTGTTGAAGAAGGCAATTATAGTACTACGCAACGGCAAATGGAACTTCAACAATTGCTTCACTTCAAAGAATTGGGGATGGGCATTGCGGACAAGTCCATACTTAGAGCGGCTTTTATTACGAATAAACGCCAAGTTATCCAAGACATGGAAGAGCAACAGCAGCAACAAATGCAGCAGCAACAAGCAGAAGCTCAACAACAATCTGAAATAGATCAAGCAAAAATGATGCAAGCACAAGCTAAATCTCAGCTCGACTTGGCTAAAGCGCAAGAATCTTATGCAAAAGTACACGAATTGAATGCTAGTGCCGAGCATAAAGAGATGGAAGCCGATTTGAATTTAGTCAAATTAGCAATGGAATTAGAAGATGTCCAATTTAATCAACTTAGGGCTGCATTCGAATTGGCACAACAAATGAAGATAGCTAATCAAGAACAACAAGCCGTTCCGGCTTAAGGAGAGACAATATGGCACACAGCAAAGAAGCGCATGGAAAAATGCATGCTATGGGTAAATTCAATGAGGGACATTGGGAAAAGAAAATGTCTGATGTTAGCGTAGCGGACGGAAAATACTCATCTGAGATGAATCAAGCAGAAGAGTATAAACACCAGTCTGATGCGTTGGCTTCTTATGCTAAAAAACATAGAGCACAACATTAATTTCCTATCTGCCACAAGTAGAAAGGATGGGGGCACGTGTAAAAAGCGTTGCCCTCTTTTAAATTCTGTAGCTCAGTTGGTTAGAGCGCAATGATCCGAAGTAGCTAATTCGGGGAGAGGTCGTCGGTTCAAGTCCGATCAGAGTTTTATTGAGTAAAAAAATGTAATTAACTGAAGGTTTATATGCCTAAAAAAACACACCATGCACCAGATTACGCCAAAAATAAAACAGCCGATGTAATCAAAAAAGGAAGCGGCCCAGCCGTTCCTAATGAACAATGGGAAATGAATAGAGATTTAACACCTAAAGGCGATTCAACAGGGTGGGGAGCGTTTCTTCCTAGATCTGGTAAAGATAGGCCTACACCACATACTAAAACCAATGAGTGTGACCATTGAGTAATTTTGAAAAGATTTACAAAGACGGCGTTCCAACTGAAAAAGTTGTTCACATAGAAAAATCAGGAGACAATCATTCTTGCGTGACGATAGTTAACGAACCTCCTCTTATACCTATGAAACTAGAGTGCCCAATATTAGAGGCTCAGATAAAAGAAAAAGGAATGCATCCAAATGAGAAAAACAGCCGGCGAACTATCAAAAAAAGCACTAAGTGACACCACAAAATACGATTCTAGAGAAGTTGGCCACGCACTTGCGGATGATATCGGTGTACATTTAAGAGAATCCATAGAAAAACACAGGAATATCATTGACGAAAATGAATTTTGTGCGGTCATGTTGATATCCAAAGATCCTCTTATCTCCAACTTAATGCGTCGCAAATTTTATTGTTGGCCTTATCTTCCAAAGCCAAGACCTAACCAAGCAGTGTTTTTATACAATAAAGGCCTAGACAGGATAACAAAACGATTATGGGTATTGCCAAGCGATATGGTAATGGCGGAACTCGCAGCAACAAATATAATAGTCCACAAACAATACCAAACAATGCAAGCGTGGTCGGTAGCATTTTTCAAAGGCTCCTTTTGGGAATATGTACGCTATGATCAAAAAATTGACATGCTATCTGAGCATGAATATTTCTTAAAGCATCGAGATGAACTCATTAAAGCGGGTTGTAAGCCTACGGATTCCACTTTCTCCGAGCCCTTCGATTTTAGTAAAATCTCTATCGAGAAGATCGTAGACACGAAGACAGCCGCTGTCGCTTAAGATCTTTTCTATTTCTTTAGGCAAACACAATATAGCAATGGGCGCGTCAGATGTCATGTAAGACATCTTTTTTTTGTATTCTTTTAAATTTTGTAAAAGATTTTCTTTAATCTTTTGCATCATTATGTCATATTCAATTTTTTCGTTTACATTCTCTACATCACCCATAGGAGCCTTTTTATGACAAGTGTTTCACCTGCTTTGCCAGAAAGTACAATAGAAAATAATTCGAATCAAGAAAAAGTTGACAATGTTGTTGCTCAACCTATTGTAGAAGCTAAAAGTGAAGACACTACAATAGATCCAAATTGGAAGGCGTTTCGAGAAGCGAGAAAGAAAGACAGGATTGAAAAAGAAGCTGCGGAAAGAAAGGCAGCGGAAAAAGAAGCAGAAGTAGCAGCGCTAAAAGCTGCAATGGAAGCTGCTTTTGCAAAAAATAATCCCGTGATGCATTCAACGGATACTCCATCTTATTATCAAGAACAAGAAGAGTCAGAGGACGAAAAAATAGAAAAAAAAGTTCAAGCAATAATTGCCAAAAAAGAGGCAGAGGCTGAAAGAATTCGTACTGAAAGAGAGAGACAAGAATATCCTCAAAGATTAGTAAGCACATATAGCGATTTCAACCAATTGGTTAGCAGTGAAAATCTCGACTATTTGGAATACCATTACCCCGAAGTTGCAATCCCTTTAAAAAGGTTAACGGATGGTTTTGATAAGTGGTCTGACATTTACAAAGCAATAAAAAAATTCGTTCCCAATCATTCAACCGCAAAAAAAGAAGCGATTAGAGCTGAAAACAATTTTAACAAGCCAAAATCTATCTCTAGCCAATCCCTTACACAGTCAGGAGAAGCTATTTCAAGCGCTAGATTGACAGAAGAAAAACGGGCTGCTAATTGGGAAAGGATGCAAAAACTTTTAAAATCGGTTGGTTAATGAAATTTATAGAATTCATAAAAGAATTGCTTGGTCCAAAAAATGCAAAAGAGTTCTGTACCTGGGCTTTTGGCTCAGGTTACAGAAAGATAAAAGCAATCCGAACGTTTGCGTTTTTATGGAATCAACTGCACAAGGACCTTTTCGTCATAAAATTAGGCAGCACAATCGCGTATGATGTCCCGATTATGATCAAATTATGGAGATTAGAAAAAAACAGGATTGATAATAAATATTTTACTTGCTAATATTTGAATAGCGTTTTTACACCTGGATTTCGCACATCCTTCTTATGGCTGCTAGTACGCTTCGCCAACGTAAGACTGCATTTGGATTCGTCACCAAACGAAAACATTTCCAACTTACTAAGAGGCTACTATGTCATTTCCGACCGGTATCACAAATATCAACAACATGGCTCCCGAGCTACCCGTTCAGGCGAGCGAAGACCTATTGTCCACTCCAATGTTCAATTTGATCCACTCTTTTGGAGTTGATCTACACCACGCAGAAAGCTACATCGGTAAAACGACCCGTATGTCTCGTTTTGAGCGTCTGTCTACTGACGGCGGTCAATTAGACGGTTCAGGTATTGATCCAGCTTCTGAAGTTCCCGTCCGTACAGATATCGATGCGACAATGGAAATTTACGCCAAGTCAATCGTGACCAATGAGCAAGTCGTTTTGTATGAGAACAGCAAAACTCTAACAAAGTTTACGGCGTTATTAGGACAGTGGTTAAGAGAAAAAGAAGATCTTTTGATGAGAGATTTATTTTCTTCTAGCGTGTCTTACATCAATGCAACAGGTGGTTTAAATGGTGATCAGCCATCAAACATATCCCTGAATGATGTTAACAACATAGAAAATGTTTTACTTGGCAATGATGCTAGATCCATGCTTACAAACTTGGAAGCCACCAACAAGTATGGTACTGCTGGGGTTCGTGATGCATTTATTGCGCTTGCTAATACCAATTTATCTTCTGACCTACAGAAAGTACAAGGCGTATTGCTTAAGTCTGCATATCCCACACAAGAAGGGATCAGACCAGAAGAATATTGCTCAATTTCTAGATTCAGATTCTTTGTATCTTCTAAAGCCGCAAAGATTCCGGGAGCTTCTTTAAGAGGTAACACCGTTTACACAATCCCTATGTACGGCCTAGAAGCTGCTGCAAAGATTGAACAAAATAATTACACGGCTGTCATCGGTTATAGACCTCCTTGGGTGGTTTCTTCTGTTGCTCAAAACAGCCAGCTCTATGCCAAATTTGCAATCGCAAGAGCGATAACAAATCAAAACTGGATTTCAGGGCTGAACGTAACAACATTCTTACCCTCATAAGGAGACTATATGGCTTTTACAATTATTACAGGTGGTTCTTTTACCTCCACAGGTGCAGGGGTTAAAGTTCTGTTACCTAGTTCAGCGGATCTTTTTCAGACATGGAACATTACTCAATTAGCTGCCACAAACCCTAATACCGTAACTAATGGTATCTGGTTTGGCCCTAAATTTGGAGCTGGTGCTTCTGCTGCCGGAAGCGGCATTAAAACAGTGAAGACAACTTCGATGTTAGATTCTGCTTTTTCTGCTGGTACTGGTTTTACTTATGTGACTACTTCTCCTGTTGTTGAGGCTCAAGCAGCTAATGCGATTACCGCAATTACTGCAGCCAATCCTGCTGTTGTTTCTCAGACGAATACATACTCAAATGGAGATATTGTACGTATTTACAATACAACCGGAATGCTTCAAATAGCTGGAATGGATTTTCAAATCTCTAGTGTTTCTGGTTCTGGTTATACCTTACTTGGTTTGCCTGCAACTGCAAGCAATGGTTTTGCAACTCCTGGAACTGCTGGTTATACGAGAAGGATTTCACAATTTAATGCAGTAGATCCTGAATATTTGTATATCACAAATATTTCTCAGGCAACTCAAGCAGTTGTTTCCACTTCTGTAGATCCTAGCAATTACTATGTCGTGGGGATGAAGATTCATTTTAGCGTTCCTTATTCATTTGGAATGACTCAAATCAATCAATTGACAGGAAAAATTTTAGCAGTCAATGCAGTTGCAGCAACTTCAAATATTGGCGCTTACAATTTGACCGTCGACATCGACTCAAGTGCTTTTACTGCATTTGCTTTCCCTGCCTCTACGTCAAGTCCGACAGCTACTCTATTTGCGACTTTATCACCTGCCGGTGCTTCTACGCAATTCGATCCTGTAACCAATGTTCAAACTGGTTACAACTTCCAAATTCAACCATTTAGAACAGGTCAGTTTACCCCATATATGTTTTTAGCTGGAGGAGCTCAATCCCCAGCGGGAGCAAATTTGGATGTGATCAACTGGGCTGCCTATAAATTTGAAAATTAAGAAGTTTGTTTTGGGTTGGGGATATTTTATCCCCTTCCTTTTTATGTGTAAACCATTTTGTTGACATCAACAAAATGGTTTACACAGCTTTAAAAATCATTTTCCCGACTTCAGGAATATGATTCAAATATAGGTGTGAAATGGCTAATCAATATTTACCGGGTGTGATTCAGATACCAAGCACTCTTCTAATTACCGCCATCACACAAAGTTTCCCCATGCAAGTCACTTTTACAGTTCCTTCCACTGGATCTAACACATATATACCAGGTCAATTAGTCAGATTAACAGTACCAAGAACATGGGGCATGTTTCAAGCAAACGGATTAACGGGAAAAATATTACAAGTAGGATCTTCCACAATGCTTCTTAACATTGATTCTACTCTTTTTGATTCATTTGTTTATGCAATTTCAAGTTCTGAAACGCCATCAAGTCTTTCTCCTGCTGGTTCACAGAATTTGGAATATAGCAATTTTTCTAATCAAGTTCCTTTTCAATCACTCAACAACATAGGTAATTAATGTCTAATTTATTAATGGCTACAGCTTCAGGAGAGCAGCACGGCCTTATCAACACTTTGACAAATAGCGTTCCTTTTGATGAATTCAAAAATATGAAGCCAGAACACAAAAAAGAGATGGAAAGACAGAAAAAAGAAGATTCCAGAATTGTTAAGGCAGAATATTTGAATGCTAGAGGACGTCACGAAAGATTAACAAAACCCTATTGCAGATATTCAGGGGATCCGATTCAAATTTGGCATTTTATACCGGGAAAAGTTTACGACGTTCCTCTTGGTCTTGTAAATGAGGTAAATGACGCAAATAAAAGAATGAAAAAACGCAGCGGACTTGTAAGCGTAGACGGGAATGCTGTCAACAAAGACGAATCCCCATTGGCTCAAGATCAAGAAGGCGAATGGTTGCATCGCTTTGCAGCAGTAGGTTTTTAATTTATGCCGACAGTAGCACAAGCCGACACCACTTATTCGTTTATAGAAAAAAAAGTAAGAAGACTTACCGCATCTGCTAGTGAATCGGCTTTATCTAGTTCCGATATCCAGAAAGCTGTAAATCTTTTTTACAACAATGATTTTCCTTATTCGATAAAGATTGATCAGCAACGCTCTGTCTATAAATTTCTTACAATCCCTAATGTGGATAGATACCCTGTAGATGTCAATAATTTGCAGGGTTTTCGTGCCCCTGTGTATTTTGAGGGCGTTCAAGGTAATTTCTTTAAAAACAGAGATCAGCTCTATAACTTGTATCCTAGATATCCCACTCAGTATCAGCCAATAGCAGGGGATGGAAACACAACAAATTTTACCTTCACATTGTTTGGTAATAACCAAAATCCATTTCCCCAGCCTAATTTTGGCATTTTGAGCACGCAGGTAGTCATTGGAGGGATTGATGTTAACGGAAATCCTATCCGCATTATTGACGATGGGGGAGCTGTAACCAATGGTTTTGGCATTGGAAGCAATACGACAACTGGACAATTGTTGTTTATCAATCAAAACAACGTGGGAAACAATGTTTACCTAGACACGAGCAATAATCAGCAGCCGGCTATTCCGCCTTTATCTCCGCTTGGAGGTTCTAGCTATTATGACGCTAGTTATCCTCAGTATCCCCCAGCTTCTTTGACACCTCAGTATTGCGGCACTGTAAATTACGTCACCACTCAAATGACTGTAAATTTTCCAGTAGCTCCAGCAGCTGGAACGATGATAAATGTATGGGCATCACAATATCAAGTAGGAAGGCCCTACAACCTATTGTTTTGGAACAATGAATTTACGATTAGACCTGTTCCCGACAATGTCTATTTAGTTGAAGTCGAGGCCTTTCAAACTCCAGTCCAATTCATGCAAACCACTGATAACCCGACACTAAACCAGTGGGCCGAATATATAGCCTACGGGGCAGCGAGGGAAATCCTTAGAGAAAGACAAGACATGGAAGGGGTTCAAAACCTTAAAGAAGGATTTGATCGTCAAGAGGCAATGGTATTAGAAAGACAGGCAGTAGAAGAGATAGGGCAGCCAAATATTACTTTATTTAACACAACTCAAACCGGTTATGGAATCGGGTGGGGAATTGGGCAGGGTTTTTAATGGCAGGATATTCACCCTTAAAAATCACTGGAATGAGTAGTGGTCTTATCCAAAACAGGGAAGAATTTTTGCTTCCAGATGACGCATACCCAGTACTGCAAAATGCGTTTGTTTGGAGAGAAAGGATAAAAAGAAAAAAGGGATATGAACTTTTAGGAAGGCTTCAAAGAAATATTGGGACAACAGATGGAGCAGGTAATGCCGCAATTATCATTACTCCAAATCTAATTGGCTCAGGATTGGCTTCATTTGCGATAGGAAGCGATAACTTTACCGATCCTGGTGGAAGTAGCCCGGTTAATCTTTTAACCAATTCTAGCGGATCTGCAACTCTAAATAGAGTTACTGGTCTTTTAACTGTAACAGGTTCTCAAATCAACACGGCAATACAATATTTTCCAGGTCTTCCCGTCATGGGTCTTCGGATTAGGGAATTGGCTAATAGTGCAAACGACCAAACAGTAGCCTTTGATCAATGTTATGCCTATATTTTCAATTCTAGTACCAATGCTTGGCAAGAATTTATTCCAGGTACTACGTGGAATGCACACAATGGAAATACGGCGTCAGTAGATTTTTTTTGGTCAACCAATTATTGGACTAGCGACGGGGTTAATTTTACAACCGCTAACAGAAAGTTGTTTTGGGTCACTAATGATACGGGTTCTTTTGGTTCTAATGCCGATCCCATTAGAGTGACTGACGGGACTACATGGCTTAACTTTTCCCCTCCAACTTATGGACAAATTGACGCTACAAATTTTCTGACAGGATGTTTAGCTTTTCTTCCATTTAGGGGAAGACTTGTAACTTTCAATACATTTGAAGGGCCCACTTATGCAAGCAGCGTAAACTATTCTAATCGGATTAGGTGGTCAACAATTGGAAATCCATTCATTCCATATGCGGCAGGACCTCCAGCTACAGGATCGTGGAGAGATGATATAAGAGGACAAGGGGGTTATCTTGATATTCCAACTAGCGAAGATATTATTTCGGTTGGTTTTGTTCGTGATAATCTTGTTATTTATTGTGAACGGAGTACTTGGCAATTGCGTTACACTGGCCGCTCAATTGCTCCTTTCCAGATTGAAAAGGTTAATAGCGAGCTTGGAACAGAAGGAACTTTTTCCTCTGTTCAATTTGACACATCTTTAGTCGGAATAGGAGATAAAGGGATTGTCGAATGTGACAGCTACAAATCTGAACGAATAGATATCAAAATACCGGATTTTGTCTTTTATTTTAACCCTGCCAACAATGGCGTCACAAGGGTACATGGTGTTAGAGATTTTATCAATAGGTTAGCTTATTGGACGGTTCCTATACAAAATGACTACCCGTCAGAAATTAACGCCATTTTTCCTAATAACAGATTAGTTTATAACTACGAAAATGACTCATGGGCACTCTTTAACGACTCTCTTACATGTTTAGGCAATTATCAACCACAAACTAGTCGCACTTGGTTAAACACCAAAATACCTTGGATTAAGTGCAATTTTCCTTGGATAAATCAGCCAGAGGAAGACCCTGCCATTATTGGGGGCAATCAACAAGGGTTTGTCGAATATTTAGATCAGTTAACCGTTAACGATGTAAGCCTGTACATTCAAAACATAACTGCAAATACCACTACCTCCACAGTAATTACATCCCCAAACCATAACATGAGCACTGGTTTTGTAATTCAAATCAGTGGAATAGTAGCCACAGACCCTTTTGTAAATTTAAATGACGGGATATTTGGAATTATCGTCATAGACTCCAATAATTTTTCTTTGAATTTATATGATCCGTTGACAAATGAATTTAGCATTGCTCAATTGGATGTGCCAACCACTCCATATCAAGGAACTGGATACATTGCAATAAGAGAAAATTTTTCAATAAAAAGTAAAAAATTCAATTTTCTAGACGAAGGTCAGAATATTCAATTGGGCTATTTAGATATTTTGATGGATTCTAGCGAAAATAATGTTCCTGGAGCCATCTCATTAAATGTTTATCTAGATTATGACGATGTAAACGCATCCAACATACTTCCTGAAAACGTGATAAATAATGGAAATAGCCCGAATGATTCAGACACTTTTTTTAATTCGATTATCCCCACATCTCAATCTAGTTTAAATGGAATTAAATCTACCAAATTTTGGCATCGTGTTTATTGCGCTACTAGAGCTAGTTTTTTAACGCTTGAATACACGTTTTCAAACGCACAAATGGCTGGAGTTGAGCAGGAGTTAGATATTCAAATTGACGCCCAAATTTTATGGATTAGAAAAGCTGGAAGAATGACACAAGGATAAAATATGCCAAGTACGTACCAACCATTGATTCCAACCGGATTGGTGGATTTAGACCAAGATTACCAAAATATTCAGAATAATTTTCAGCAGTTAGACACTACATTTGGAGTAGATCACACCACTTTTTCAGATCAAACTAATGAAAATGGGTATCATACAGTTATTCATTTAATCCCTCAATCTGTGATACCCACTACTACTGCATCGGCTGGACAGCTTTTTACAAAAATACCGTCTATACCTCCAGGTGGAGACAAACAATTGTTTTATAAAACCCCTAACGGTGGAGTTGAGCAACTAAGTGGAAGTTTTGCGTCTACTAATGGCTATGGATGGTTTTCAGGTATTTTAATTCAATGGGGAACTTCTACCAAATCAACTAATGGAAGCACATCTTTTCCAGTTGCATTTCCTAGTGCATGTTTTGGTGTAAATTGCAATATTTTTGAAAATAACGACAACAGACATTTTATTTCTGTAAAAACAAAATCGACATCTGCTTTTACGGTTGCCTCTAGAGATAGTTCTGGGCAGGATGAATCAAATACATTTTTCTGGATAGCAATAGGTAATTGATCATGATTCCACTAGACAGTCAAGTTTTTGAAAGCTATGTACCCGTATACGATACAGTTCCTGAAAAATGGGAAGATGCACGCCCTTTTATTGTCGAACAATTGAAAAAATTAGCCACTTCTGTAAATTCAAAAGAAATTGGGTTCTTTTTAGACCAGGAGCTGTTAAGCGGAAAAGCGTTTATTCCAGGAACAAACAACACTTTGGGCGGTAGTACTTCTCAGCAATTTAGGACAATACTTAGAAAAGTGATTGAATTTCCAGGGTTAGCCGTAGGGGTTAATTCGCAACCTCATGGGATTATGATTGATGCGAACTTTAGCCTTATTCAGCTATTTGGAGCTGCTACAAATGCCACTGCTTTAACTGGAGAGCCTATTCCAAATGGCGCCGATACTATTTCATACACATCTACAAACATTGTTATAACTGTTGCAGCTTCCTACACTAGGGCCTGGGCAGTGATTGAATACATACAGGAGCTTTGATTATGGCGTTTAATACTAAAGGAGCTATCGGAGGCGGACTTAGCGGAGCTGCTTCAGGTGCTGCAATTGGTTCTATTGTTCCTGGAATAGGTACAGCATTAGGTGCGGGAGTTGGCGGCCTACTTGGATTGTTTGGCGGTTCATCAAAACAAAAACAACCAAAAATACAATCTCAATCTTTACTTAGACCAGAACAAGAGCCACTTTATCAACAAGCTGTAAATGCGGGATTAGGTCGTGGAGCAGGTGGAGCATTTGGCCAGTCTGCCGATTATTACAGAAATTTGTTAGGAGATAATAGCGAAGATTACAACGCTTTTGCTGCACCGCAACTTAGGCAATATAATCAAGATATTGTGCCTGGACTTTCAGAGCAATTTGCTGGAATGGGTGCAGGAGGATTGTCAAGCTCTGGTTTTAGAAATGCTCAGATTCAAGGTGCTACAGATCTTTCCGAAAGATTAGGAGCGATAAGAGCACAATTAAGACAGCAAGGCGCTCAAGGATTACAGAATATTGGGCAAGTTGGACTTGGAAATTTTGGTGAAAACGTAAGGAATACGCCTCAAGCTGGATTCGGACAAAATTTAGCAGAAGGTATAGGTCAAGTGCTACCTTCTATTGCTACCTCTTATTTTAATAGACCTCAAACCAATCAAAATTCTTTTGGAGCAAATAAGGTGGGCGCGAACTCAATGCCTGATTGGAGAAATACACCAGCAAGTCCTCAAATTAGACAATTTGGATCATCTGGCAGCGGTAATTTACTGCCTAATTTTCAAGGGAGATAGAAAATGGTACAGGAATTAACCACTCAGCCGTCAATATTTGGCAGGCTTGGAAAAGGATTGTCTAGAGGACTGTCTGAAACAGTACCTAAAGAGATAGAACATCAAAGACTTAAATCTGGATTGCAAAGTTTAGCCAATGATTATGACAAAGGCAATTTATCACAAGCTCAATTTTTAGCGAGAGCGGCTGGAACTTATGGGGCAACGCCTCAGATGATCCAGTCTTTTGGGGAATTGGCTAAATTTCAAGGAGAAAGGAGGGCCGCAGAAGCTGCCGGAGGAATGGAACAGCCAACAAGAGAAAAAAACGGTACAATTCCTTCACAATCTACTGTTTATAATAAAGAACCTGAAAGAAAATTTGAAAGAAAAAATTTAGTTTCTGAAGTCAATCAAAGATTATCTCCTGAAAAACAAAAAGGAGTTACAACCTATTCACCTGTTTCAGCTGCTTTAAGTGATATCAGAGAACCTACACAGCATGAGTTATTTCAAAAAAGAAGTGAAATTTTGAAAAAAAATCCTTGGATGTCTGTTCCGGAAGCTGAAAGGCAAGCAGCAGATTTTTTTCAAAGACAAAATGCTCAGGCTGTTGCAGAAATTGAAAAGGGAGGAAGGCAGGAACAAATAGAAGCAAAAGTTGCATCAAAACAAGAAGAATTAAAAAAAAACCTTGGTACATTAGGCAAAGATGTTCCACAAGAGGTTTTTGATCGATCAACTCAGAGACAACTTGACGCAGTGGCAAACAAGGGTAAAACTCCAACACGCGCTTTAAATGATGAAAAAAACAACATGATGGAATTTGCAAGAGCCTATAATTCTCTGAAAAACAACATAGGAACAAGGCCGTATTTTTCTGTTGCCAGCCCAGAATTTAGAAAATCCATCAAGAACCTAAAACCTGTATTCGAAAAGAATAACGAACTTCCATTATTCAAAAACACTCTTGTGAATGATTTGGACATAGGAGACCATGTAGCCAGCTTAGAAACATGGAGTCCTGGAAAGAAAGTTGAAAAATTGATTATAGACACTTCTGTAAATGATTCTCCAGAAAAGATTGCTTCGAAAATTGGGCATGCCATTTCAAAGAATGAAAACGAAAGTTTATTTTCAATAGGATATTTGCTAAATAAAATTGGGGTAGATGACAAAGCCGTTATTGATGAAATCATGAATCTATCTAGGAACGGGCTTGTATCTTTAAATCAAAGACAAATACAAGAGGGGTCGGAATATTATCCTGTTAAGCCGAATTTAGAGGATGATTTTTTTCTAGGCATGAGCGGATTGATTGGATCAACAATTCTTAGATACATCACAGGGCAAAGGGAAAAATTAGGTCCTGTTGAAAAATTGAAAAGAAGATATGGAGGAAAAGAGTAATGAATATTCTTAGCAGAGTCACGCCATTATTGAACAAATACGTCCCTCCTGCATTAGCTATCAAAGGATTATCCAAGTTAGACAACAACTTAGGCTCATTCATACAGAATGCCATTTCCACAGGATACACAACAGACTCAGTTCTTGATTTTTTAAGAGGTACTTTACAATCTCCAGGAGATAGAAAGGAAATGAAAATGTTAGAGGGAATGGAAGAGTCCGGAAATATTCATCCGGAACAACAAAGATCTCTTAACATTAGAAAAGGACAAGAAACTATTGGAAAAGGGGTAAGTGCACTGTCTGGATTAGCCGGAGGTCTTGCAGGTATAATTCCGTCTCAAGAACCAGGAAATGAAAATCAATCAATTCAAACTAAGAATATGGCTCCTCCTATTCCTCAAAAAGACAACCGCAACATCATTGAGCAATACGCTCCAGAGCTTCACCAATTTATTGATGAACAAATAAAAAATGGAAGATCCCCTTTGGAAGCTGCTGGAATAGCTAAAGTCCAGCCAAAATTTGCAAATGCAATCAATAAATTAGTGAAAGATCACAAAACACCTTGGGCTAGTATCATAGAAAGTATTTACGGCACTGGAGAAAGAGCGCTGCCTGAGCAATCTGAAAATAGAATGCAAACTCAACCACAAAATCAACCGAGCCAAGGTGGACAAGGACAACAGGCTTTAGCTGCTATATTAGCACAAATTAATCAAAAACTTGGTCCAAAATGAATCCTGAAGAATTAGAGGATTTGTTAAGACAGCTTTTACTTGCTATTCAGCAGGTAATGCAATCAGGGGAAGTTTTAAGCGATGATTTTCAAGGGATGCTAGCACAGACTCTTGAAAGATTAGTGAGCACAATTGATGAACTTAGATCAGAAAATCCAGTTGAAGGATTATCCCCTAATTCACCACAAGAGCCACAATTGTCTTCTGGTGGGCCATCATCAAACATTCACAGTTTTGGTTATGACAATAAAAACGGTCGTCTTTTGGTAAAATTTCAAGGAGATTATCCTCAAGAAAATGGACCTGTTTATGCTTATGAAGGAGTCCCTCAACAGATATTTGATCTTTTTAGGAGAGGTGCAATTCCTGCAAGGACTGACGGCAAGAATAAATGGGGTAGATGGTGGAAAGGAAAGGTTCCCTCACTTGGTGCGTCACTTTTTACATTGATAAAAAATCAGGGTTATCCCTATCAAAAATTGACTTAGTCATTATTCATTTCTTCGATTTCATCTTTCATAACATCAGTTAATTCATATACATGAGGAAGAATGTGTTTAATTAAAACATCTTCATCCAGAATGTGGATTATACCAGGTACACGTATATTTGAATGAAATATGATTCTTTGAATAGCTATAAAGCACCACAAAACGGCAGATACTTCATCGTTACCGATACTTTTTATATATTTTTTTATTATATTTTTTGCTTTATTATTTTCTTTCATTTTATCTCTTATTCCTTTCTTCGATAGCGCATAAACGACCATGAAAGTCTTTCATTTCTTCTTGTATGGCCCTCATTAATTGTAAAATATCTCTTCTATCTGCCGCAGATTCAGACCTGTTTAATGCGATATCTGATCTTAACCAAGCAAACATCCCTCCAATGCTTATGATAAGCAAAGCAAACTGCATCCAATCCATAACATCCTTTATTTTTTATTTCGTTCCTCAATCGCGCACAATCTGCCGTGAAAATCTTTCATTTCCTTATCAATACCTTTCATTAAATCTAACATCATTCTCATATCCGATCTATTTTCAGAACGACTCCATAGCCATAGCGTTAATGTAAAAACCATATTTCCAACCATAAACGTGGCAAATTGCATCCAATCCATAAAATACCCTTTATTTCCTATTCCTTTCTTCAATCGCGCACAATCTGCCATGAAAATCTTTTATTTCTTGTTGAATTCCGTTCAAGATTGCGTTGGTTTGCGCTCTTTCTTCTCTTGCTTCGCTTCTGGACCAAAGAAATAAAGTTATGGTAATCCCAAAACTAGCAGCTATAAGAGCAATATTTGCGCCTACTATTGTTACTGCCATTGTCCAATTCATATCCATAAAATCCCCTGATTGTGTCTGATTTCATCATAACACAAAAATATCAACGCCACAACGCAAGAAAATTTTTTGATTTTTATTGAAAGAAAATATTTTATTTGATAGTGTTCTGCTAGCGTAAATGGAATCGCTCTCCATTATATCCAGGCTGTTTTTACGAGTTCGCCTCCGTAGTTTTAGTGCTTGCAAGCAAAAATAAATCTATCACTATGGAGTCGTCATGACCGCAGCTCTTTCAAATACAGCCCAAGGTACACCTTTTGCAACTGGCGTGGATGCTTTTGTATATCCTCAATATATTGGATATGCACAGCGTGCGCCTACTTCTCAAGATATTTATAATCCTGGTACAAGATGGCAAGACAATAGTGTAAATCCCCCAGTGATTTACGAAACTACAGGTGCCGGTAATTGGCCAACTGGTGGAAATGCTTTAGCTACTACTACAACCGCTGGAACTGTATTTCTTTCTACTTTAGCCCAATTGCAAGGGGGAACGGCTCCAAATTCTACATATGTTCCATCAGCTAATGACGTTTTTACTTACGTTCAAAGTGTGGTTGTTGGTGGTGCCAATATAGCCCAAACAAGTGTTACGGGTATTGTAAATCTAGCAACTAATGCTCAAGCAGTAGCGGGAACGGCAACAGTTCCGGGAGTGACTGCATTAGCTGTGCAACCATCTAATTTAGCTTCAGTATTTGCAGCACCTCCGGCAATTGGGGGAACGACTCCGGGAGCTGGAACGTTTACAACTTTGACTAACGTTGGAACAGCTAGCATTAATGCATCAGGAACGGCTGCCACTACAATAGGCGGATCTTCTGGTGCTATTACTATTGCAACCGGTGCAGGAAACTTTTCCTTGACTGGTGGTGGAAATACTGTAGGAATAGCAAACGATGCAGCAGCCAACTTAGTGACTATCGGCTCAACAACTGGAGCAGCGAGCTTAACTCTACAGGCAGGAACTGGAAATTTTGTTCTGAATGGCGCTGCAACTACTACATATACTGTGGGTGCTGCTACTACATCAGGTACGATCACGATCGGTGGTACTGCTCAAACTGGAAATATGATTCTTGGAAGTTCTTCTGGGTCAAATACATTGGCAATTGCTAATGGTACTGGAGCTACGACATTAAACTTAGCTATAAATCAAACAGCTGGCGCCATTGTTGCCGGTACAGGAATGACAACAGGAACTATTTCAATTGGCGGTACTGCTCAGACTGGCACTATAACCCTTGGAAACTCTAGCGGAACTAATACAGTTATTGTTGCTGGTGGATCTGGTGCCTCCACTGTCCAGATAGCTAATGTTCAAACCGCTGGTTCTGTAGCTGTCGGGGCGGGAATGACAACTGGAACTATTACAGTCGGTGGTACTGCACAAACAGGTACAATGACCCTAGGTTCATCTTCAGGAACAAACACTCTTGTGATAGCCGGTGGTGCTGGTGCTACTACACTTCAGATTGCTAATGCTCAGGTGGCAGGATCTGTGTCTATGGGTACCGGTATGACTACAGGTACTATCAGTATTGGGGGTACTGCTCAAACTGGAAATATTACCTTAGGAAGTTCTTCTGGAACTAATGCTTTAAGAATTGCTAACGGGTCAGGAGCTACAACCCTATCTTTAGCTGTTGTACAGACTGCCGGCGCGATTAATATGGGTACTGCGATGACCACGGGTACTATTACAGTCGGTGGTACAGGTGCTCAAACAGGCACTATTGCAATTGCTCCTGGTACAGGGGCTCAGACTATTCAAATTGGTCATTCTACTGGTGGTAAAACAATTCAAATTGGCGATGGAGCTGGGGCAAATCTAGTCACTATTGGCTCAAATAATGGCGCTTCAAGTTTGAGTTTGTTTGCTGGTACAGGAAACTTTGCGTTAGATGGGGCAGCAGCAACAACTTACTCAATAGGTGCTTCTACAACTACTGGAACAATAACAATTGGTGGTACAGCAGAAACGGGAACCATTACTTTAGGAAGTTCATCAGGAACAAATATTGTTGCTATTGGTGTTGGTGCTGGAGCTACTACGGTCAACATCGCTACTGGTGCAACAAACGCTAAAGCTGTCAATATAGGGACTGGTGCAGTCGCTAACGTGATTACAATCGGTTCTGTGACTGGCGCTTCTGGAATATCTCAGCTGGTTGGTACAGGTAACTTTTCTTTAGATGGAGCGGCAACCTCTACTTACACTTTTGCACCTTCTACCACTTCAGGAACTATTAATTTTGGTGGTACAGGAGCAAATACAGGGACAATGACAATTGCAGGAGGTACAGGAGCCCAGACCGTAGCTATAGCAAGTTCAGGAACTGGAGCTAAAACCATTACAATTGGTGCAACTGGATCTGTAGACACTGTAACAATAGGTTCTACAACATCCACCTCTACAACAACAATCCAGTCAGGTACTGGAAATGTAAATATTTCCGGTGGTCACTTATCTATCTCTTCTGTGGCCAAGACCCTTCTTGTTAATGGCGGTGCTGTAACTGATTTTATCGGTACAGGCGTTCTGACAGGGGGTACTCAAACAATAGCTAACACAAATATTGCTACTGGAGATGTAATTATACTGTGTAGAACAGCCGTAAACTTATCCACAACTCTTGGTGAATTAACATATACCATTAGCAACGGTGCAAGCTTTACAGTAACGAGTGTTATTTTGGGGACACCAGGATCAACTCAAACAGGCGATTTAAGCTCATACGCGTATTTTATAGTCAGACCTTTTTAAAAATTGGAGGATAAACATGGAAATAGTCAACAAAGTTGAATTGAAAGTTGAAAATATTGAGAAATGCGTAGCTCTTGTGTGTGCAGACTGCCCATTAGGTAGCCTATACGATTTCTCTTGTGCTCTTCAGTCTTTTGCATTGCAGAAAATGAAAGAACACGAAGCTAAAAAAGAAGAAAAATCCGGGGAATAAAATGTCAGATCCGCAATACGACTGGTTTCAGGCTATAACAGCATCTCAATTCAATCCAGCCAGTCTAAGCGGGTCTTTTCAGCCCGTTTTTACAAATGGGTTTCCGGACAATATAAAGATTATTGAGGTCTACAATGGGGCATCTGTTGCAATGGATGTAAGTTACGACGGTGTAAATTTACATGCTGTATGGCCTGCTGGAGCTACTCTTATTGTAGATCTTCAAGCTAATCATTCGGGAAATCCTCCTTACGGATCTGGCACTTTAAATGGAAGAGCTGGTCAAAACGTGTGGGTTAGAACTTCTGTTAATCCTACTTGGTTAACAATAGGCGGCTATAGATGAGCCAATTTTTTACTTCAACAAATTCCGGCAATCTTCCTCCATCTGTAGCAACTTCTTATGTGACAGATAGCGGAACCGCTATTCCATCTGGAAATATATTAAATATAGTTACAAATGATTCAAATATAAACAATGACAACGGCATTCAAAGTATAGGATCTGGAAATACTGTCACAGTTAGACTGACAAACAGAATTACAGGATCTATAACCACTACAGATGCTACACCAACAACTTTACTTAGTGTTCCTTTGGGTTCGACTCCTGGTGTTTACATAGTTCAAGGTGACATCACTGCATATAATACAACAGATTTAGAAGGGGCGTCCTATACATATGTTGGGGCTGCAACCACAAACGGGGTAACTGCTGTAGAAATTGCAATTGAAAATAAAGACCTATTTGAGCAGATCTCAATGGTGGCAAGCGACTTTACTATTGCAGTGTCTGGAAATTCTGCATTTATTGAAGTTGTGGGTCTGGTTGGAAAAACAATCAATTGGTCTGCTTTATTCACTTATCGATTTGTAGGTTAAAGATGTCTGGATCTAGTAATATCACGGGTGATGAAAGTATCATTTTTGCTGACAATGCTTCTTTTGATGGAACAGAAAGGGGCGGTAAATTAACGACTAACGGCGAGTTATGGGTAGGATCTACAATTTTACCTCATGTGAAAAAGGGAAGTATCACTTCTCCTATGGGTACTCTGTCAATTGGTTATTCCTCTCCTAACATTACAATGGATGTCACAGCCGGAGGAAATGTTGTTCAAAGATTTGCGTTGCAAACCGGTACGACTCCAGTAGGTCCATTATTAGGTGAAGTCACGTTTAGCGGATCTGTTGTTTCTGCCGGAACAAATCCTGTTCGAACCGATGGTACTGGCGCAAACACAATGGTTTTAGAGGTTCAAACCTCCCAGGCAGTATCGGTTTCAGATGCAACAAAAATAGGACTATCTAACTTCGACTCCTCTGCCTTTTCAGTTGATTCAAATGGTTTTACAACTTGGACTTTGGATTGGAAAAATTCTGTACATGCAGCCAGTAGAAGTACTTTGACAGCAACATACGCAAATGGATCTGCTGGAATAGGAGCAACTTTAACAAACAGCGGGGCATTGGCCGCATTAGTTTTAGATGGTGTGACTATCTCCACTATTGGTGAAAGGGTGCTGATAAAAAATCAAGCAAGTCCATTTCAAAATGGAATATACACTTTAACAACAGCTGGTACGGGCGCAGTAGCTTGGGTATTAACCAGGTCAACCGATTACAACAGAGTATTCCAAATCGGCCCAGGAAATATAGTTCCAGTGAGAAACGGAACTATTCAAGCAAATCAAAGTTGGATAGAGGCTTCTGTTTCACCTGTAAACATTGGAACGGATGCTATTACTTTTGGACAATTTACCTTTCCTCCTTCTTCACTAACTCAATTTCATCTTTTAGTGGCAGGAGCTAATTCAACTATTGGACAAATTTCTGGGACAGGAAATTCGGGTCAAATTTTACAATCAGGCGGAGCTAGCGCAGATCCTGCTTGGTCTACCGCTACTTATCCCACAACTGCCGGAACTTCAGGAAATGTGCTAACTAGTGACGGAACAAACTGGGTGTCTTCGGCTGCTGCTGGTGGAAGCGTTTTAGTTGCTACGGGCACTCTTACAAGTTCTCAAATCAAGGCCATCAATTCTTCTCCCATAGCACTTGTTGCAGCTCAAGGAGCCGGAAAGGCTATTATCCCCTTGCAATTGGTTGTTAAACTAAATTATGGATCCAACGTCTTTGTTGCTGGATCTGGTCAACAGATAAGACTATGTTACGGAACATCAATTATAGCAACTGCCGTTGCAAACTCTATAATTACAGCAAGTTCAAACAGAATGGGTTATTCTAATGGTTTTTCTTATACAGACAATGCCGCTTCATCAACCCAAAACGTGGCCTTGAATTTTTATACCACAGATTCAGCTATTACAGGAAACGCTTCAAATGACTCTACAATTACCTGGGAATTACTTTATATTGTAGTAACTTTATAGGTTAAAGATGTCTGGATCTAGTAATATCACGGGTGATGAAAGCATCATTTTTGCGGATAACGCTTCTTTTGATGGAACGGAAAGAGGTGGTAAATTAACGACTAACGGTGAGTTATGGATAGGATCTAGCACTTCCCCACGCATAAAAAAGGGAAGCATAACTTCACCGTCTGGAACTTTATCTATTGGATATTCAAGTCCAAATATAACTATTGACGTAAACGGCGGATCATCTATTACAAAGATAAATGGAGATTCCGGATCGATTACCGGGTCAACTGTTACCATATATTCAAATGCAGCAGCCATAAACTCGGGAGCAAGTGTATCTTTTGTTAATTCTAGCTCGACTTCTACGTTAAATTTAACAGATGCAAATTCTAATACGTTACTTGGAAAAAGCAATGGAAATAGCTCTATAAGTGGAGCTGGAAACACAGCTATCGGATCATCTAGTTTTACTTCATTAACAAGCGGAAGCGATAACATAGCGATAGGATACCAAGCACTTAATGCGATTACTAACCAAGGATTTAACGTTGCAATCGGGGCTCAAGCTTTAAATGCATGTTTGGTTTCTAATACTCTTGCAGTTGGTTCTCAAGCACTATATCATTTGACAACAGGAACAGGAAACACAGCAGTTGGCGACACGGCTTTAACTGAATTAGTTGATGGATCAAACAATACAGCAATTGGAAAAGCAGCTCTTCAAGAAAGTGTTAGTGGGGTTCACAACACTGCAATTGGATTTTCTTGCCTTGAAAATAATACAGGCGACACAAACACTTGCGTGGGTTCTTCAGTAGCATTAGGAAATGGAAATGGATCTAATAATGCATTATTCGGATTTCAAACAGGAAATGCGTTGACCAATGGAAATAACAATTCAGGATTTGGTTATGCTCCTTTGAATGTATTGACTACCGGAAGCAATAATTCAGGATTTGGATTTCAAACACTTTTTAGCCTTGCGACTGGATCATACAATCTTGCTCTAGGATATAGCGCAGGAAGTCAATTAAACGCGGCAGAGTCAAGCAATATCTATCTTTCAAATGTAGGCGTTACAGGTGAAAGCAACGTCATGCGACTGGGTACAACCGGATCGGGTGACAATCAAGTCAATCAAGCCTTTATTGCAGCGACTTTTGGAACTACTGTGGGTATTTCTGGTTTACCTGTAGTTGTAGACAATACGGGACAACTGGGAACAGTGGTTTCATCTAGATCTTTTAAAGAAAACATACAAGATCTTGGATCGTTGAGTAAAGACATCCTTAAATTGCGTCCAGTAGTTTTCAATTATATTTCGGATAAAGAAAAACATCTTCAATATGGATTGATTGCCGAAGAAGTGCAAGATGTGATGCCAAATTTAGTGGTAAGAGATGAAAATGATAAAATCATGGGTGTTAAATATCATGAATTACCTGTTTTAATCCTGAATGAATTTCAAAAAATTTTAAAAAGATTAAATGAAATTGAATGTAAAATAAGGAAATGAAAATGCCTCTTCTTAAAGGAAAAAAAAACATAGGGCACAACATAAAAGTTGAAGAGTCTGAAGGAAAAAAACCAAAACAAGCTATAGCAATTGCTCTTAATGTTGCTCGTAAATCAGGCGCAAAAATCCCCAAAAAAAAGAAATAAAATGCACAAAAAGATTATGGAAAAAGCTGCTAAAGCTTTAGAAAAAGATGCCAAACACTATGCGAAAGAAGAAAAACATGCGCACGGTGAAAAGAAAAAGCACGAAAAAGTAGAAAAAAAAGAAGCTAAATCAGCTGCTAAAGATATGAAAAAAAGAGCAAAAAAAGCACACGAATATTAGGCGTATGCTTTTCGTTTTTTTAAATATTTTTCTTTGAACTCTTCAATATCTTTTTGATCGATTACCCAGGCACAACCTTCTCGGTGTGCCTTTAAAATACCTCTTCTAGTACAATAATAAATTTTTTGTACTGGAACACCTAGTATTTTAGCGGTTTTAGCAATAGAAAATGTTCCTGAATCTTCTTGATAAATTCTTCTGCCGTTTTTAATAGAAAATTCTCTTGAATATCTTGTTTTTCTATATTCCACCAAGTCATCCACCAATATTTTCCATCTATTGCCATCTCTAGTCGCTTTTAAACGATTAGATTTTATGGAGACATATATAGCCTGTCTCGTTACGCCAGAAAGTCTAGCGGCCTCTGCTATCGAAATTATAATCTCATTCATATTGTGCGTTTTCCTGTGCTATTTGGCATTCACATTTAAGGAAGCAGTGTATTTTGTATTGTGGAGAAAAGCAATAGTTATATGCGTCTTGAATCTCGTTTACTGCGTCTGAAAAAAGTGAATATAAAATGTAACCATTAAAAAAAGAAAAACTGTAGGTATAAAAAGTATTTCCGCTGTTTAGCCAAGAAAAAGCTATGGAGCCTATAGGTGGAGTACATAACGTTTTAATTAAAAATGCGCAAAATACAATTTTAGCAACTCCAGAAATCAGATTGACGCATACACGCATAGCTCGATCTTTATTGGGTATGAGTTTTTCGCATTTTCTATATCCATGAACGTTGCCGATCACAGCTAAAGTAGTCGAAGATGTTGGGCCCACAAAAAACCTTCTAAAAAAAATTAGGTATTTGGTCGTTTTATAATGTTAATGGCTATTTTTGTGATTTTATAAATGGCTTCCGCACAAGCAGCAAATACGACAATCATACAAATAACCAATAAACCCTCGAAACGGTAATGAGAAATCGGGGGATTTCTTAAAATTGAAATAGACATTTTAACAATTTCCTTTGCTAAAACAACCGCCAAAGAAACAAATCCAGAAAAAAAAATTGCAAGACCAATAAGAGAATATTTTTTTTTCTGAAATGGACTTAACGCCTCAAAATATTTACCAATTTTTTTTTGAAATTCGCTAGGCTCTGATTCTTCAAAAATATTTTTTTTAAAGTTATTATATTGCGCAATAACCGGTTGCATAAATTTTTTTACTTGACATCTTTATATTTGTGTTCTGTAGAATATTCAACATGCTTTGAAGGACTAGTGGGTATTTGTTCCCACACATAATTTCTGCCTGCTGCCGTTTTCTGATACCCTGAACGCACACTTGTAAATGGTTCAGTCATATAGTCTACATATTCACTAAATCCATTTTCTCGAAATGTATAAGTTGCATGTCCTAACCTGACTGTGGGGGTTTGTTTTTCCATTGCTTGATAAAAATGTTTGTGCAAAGCAATCATTTCTTTTTCTGCTTGATACAACTGCATTTTTTCATTTCCTACAGATTTTAGATTTTCAGAAAAAATTTCGTATATTTTTTCTTGTAATCTATTGATCCTATCAACCCCTATTTTACTACCTTTAATTCGACAATTTAAATAATTCATCGAGGGGTAACAAGCTGCTGCGCTAAGATATGGAACAACAAACGAGGAAATAGCTGCTATCGTACCACCTAAGGGTGCAGCCAATATAACAATAGGTGCAGCAAAAGCAGTTCTTCTTAAAAAGATTGTAGTTTTTTCCCATCCCAAGTAATTTTTTTCATATTCTTTGGCTATTTTTTCAGATGGCAGCTCAGAAGATTGTATTTCCAATTCTTTATCATCAATTTTTTTCAACGCTTTACACAATTTGGTAGGTGCTGTCCACATGCTACCTGTAAATGATGGTAAGTTTTGAATCATCATATCTTGAGACGTAGGAAATACTAAAGAAGTTATGGACATAAAAAAAATCCTCAATAAATTTATAATCATGTGGCTGTCTTTTTTTTCAACAAAAAGATCATATGCCATGTTAAGAGCCGGTGTTTAAAAGGAATCGAGCATGATTTTTGCGTTGTATGTAAATCTGGTGTCATTACAAATATTGTTGTTTTTCTTTTGTGATGTGTATAATAGTTCCATTCGTACGTTGCGATATTGTTTCTTTTTCAGTTGCACCAAAAGATACGTAAACATTATTTGGACCTCCAAAACCTGCCAATAAAGCTGCTACATTTGTAATAGCTTCTGAGTATATTTTCATGTATTTATTATACAATTTCTCAAAACCGCCCTTGGCTTTTTTCAACTGCTCTATTTCTTCATCTGACAACACTTTTTCTAGTTCCTGCATGTCAATTTCGTCTTGAATATCATGAATTTTTGTTATCAATCTTTTGATTCTTTCTTTTCCAATACCCCTTGCTTTAGCTTCTGCATTTAAACATTCTATATCAAAAGACCAAGAATTCATAGTTTTAAACATAATAGGGACAGTAACCGCACTAGAAAGCGTACAAGAAGCCAGATATAGCTCTGATTTTACAGCGCTTGCCTTATGTATTAAAAATAAATTAGTAGAAAATGAAAATATGCTGGCACCAAGTAAAAGTAATCTGCGATTATTAGAAAAGTCAACTCTTTCCTCTATAGACTTAGACAAGTTTTCTGCTCTTCCTTCCAAACTTTTTTCTTGTGTATCCATGTCTTTTAATTTTTTGCAAAGAACAGGTGAATATACATAAGAAGTTTGTATTTCATGTAGATTTTCACACAACATTTCTTTTTGTCGAGGGTAAATAAGTGGAGCGGAAAACATTAAAAAATTCCTTGTTCAATTTGAGTTTTTATAATTTCAATTTTATCTTTACATCTTAAATTTGCTTTATCACACATAACAAAAATTCCAATCATAGGAATCAAAAATAAACATTCCAGACGATAGGGTAAAATAGGTGGACTCTTAAAAAGCGCCATGGCAAATTGAAATATTTTAAGTGACATACCAGCTTTTATTGTTTCCAAAGCCAAAGAAGAAAACAAGTAACCCCAAATCACTGCCTTTTTCTTACCTTCAGGGCTAAGACTTTTAAATACACCAAATGCTGCATGAGGCTCAGAAGCTATGGGTGACATAAAAAAACCAATGACTTTACTTAGAAAAAACAAAATACTAAGTAAAATCAAAGATTTTATCAATAAAAAGAAAAAACTTTACATTTTGTTTTAATAAATTTTTGGCTTTCTAGGTTTGTGTGGCTTTGTTTTTTTCAATCCAAATCGTAAAATGTTTGA